CGCCTTAAAACGTACCCCCTCTTTTTTACGCAAACACATTGAAGTCCATCGACGCATTGATCTGCTTAAACATCGGCTTGCCATTCGGATTCCGCGTCAGGCGACGATGCTCACCACCACCCAACATCAGATACCCATACGCATCACCAACGTGCGAATGTTCATTCTTAGACGGCGCATCTCTGAACCGTTCCTGTCCAGCACCAATCGCCAACCGCTTAAAATGATACCCACCAGCCAACGACTTCCGAATACGTGTGCAATCCTTCGACACTAACAACCCCGGACGACCGTCAATCAACCTATTCATCGGCATAGCGCCAGCCTCACGACGCACCATGAAATCATTCGAGTTCGTCGGCTGCGCCCTTAAACCAAGGGTCCGCAGATGGTCAAACGCCGTTACTTCAAATATTTCATCGCGCTTACCACCTGCGGGGTCGCCCCAGATAAACACTTCGCTCTTAGGGAACTTAGTGCTGATATCCGCCATAAGGTGATGGGCGAACCTCTCAAGACCCATATCAAAGGCTACCAATTCATGCACGACATGCCAACGCCCATTCGGCATCTTTTGCCCAAATACAGCAGCAGGCGTTAAACCAAAGTCCAAGCCAATATGCACTGGCATACCAACCTCAATCTCAACGTCAGCCGCCATCAAGCTATCACTGTACTCATGCCAGACAGGCTTTCCGTCCTGCACGTACACATACTTAGCCCCAGCATAACACTCGATCCAATCAAGCGTCTTACCAGCCAACTGCTGCTCGTAATAACCGGGCGGCAAGTTATTCAGGTTCTCAGCCTTCGGGTTCAAACGCCAATACTTATTCGCCCCGAAAATCGCATCCTCATGCTCTTTAGTCGCGTCCGTAACACCACCGGGTTGCTTATAGAACTTCCACGGATACCGCCCCCTAATCGGGTTCTTCTCCGCTAACTCATGCCACCAGTGATCCGAGTCCATCGGGTTGGTAGACATCCAAACACCACGCCACGGACAACCGCCATTCTTTTTCGTCGGGTAACGACCTACACGCGACGTTAGGCCATCAACGACCGCTTTCGGTAGCTCACGCGCCTCATCAACAAAACCACCCGTCAGTTCAAGCGACAATAGCTTCCTAACGTCTCTCGGTTGATCCAATGCTAAAAAGATAACCTCACAGTCTAATCCCGGCGTATCCTCACGCGGTGGCAACTTAATATGATGCGTAATCGGCGGAGACCAACGCATCTCACCCCACATATGCTCTGGAAATAACTCCTGCCACGTCTTAATCGTCGTCGTGCGTAACTCAGGATAACTATTACGAATAACCGCAAACCGCGTGTACCGCACATTATCAACGGGCGAAGGTATCTGCTTCACAGCGCGAAGCATCACCTCCGCCAAACAAGCATACGTTTTTCCGCTACCTACGGGACCCATCAAGCCACGAACAAAGCTATCGTCATTCAAGAACTGCCACGTCGTAGGACTTTGCGAAAAGTCCAAGTTGAGACCAGTGAGCGCGTCGTCGCCCCTCTGGCGGCGACGGCGTGGCGAACGGTCTGTAGCGCGTGGCGATCTCGACATCAGATAACATTCCTCCAGCGTCTCTGCTCCAAAGAAGGCCCGTTTTCAAACACAAGGCCATACTTCGCCATAGCAGCACCGAAATAAGCATCCGCCTCATCAATCTCAGTAGGCGTCATACCCATCGCATTATCAACATGCATAGAATTAAACGGCTCAAACTCACCGTACAACTCGTCCAAGTGATCGTCAAAGTGACGCTTATTCATACGAACCCTCTGGATTTCCTTATCCAACTCAGCATTAACCTTTTGCCAACGGCTCAAACACGCAGGGTGTATCTCATAAATACTCGGACGCTTACAATAAATACAGCAATTACTCGTCCTCGGCATCTCTTTCCTCCACTACTTCATACGTTGTTACGTCTGGCCCTCTCACGTTAATCCCAATCATGCTAGGACGGCGATCATCGCTATTAGGCTCAAGTAAGCCACGATGCTTCGCCAGCAATCTAAGCGCAGACAGTTTATCGTGCATCTCCACTTCAATCGTATTGCCATGCTCGTTAGGCGTAATCTTCACCTTCTTAATGGCACGACGAGCGCGTGGAGACAGTTTATCCGAGGCTAGAACCTGCACACGTCCTAGCTCGTCCCAAGATAGCACGTCAGTAATCTCGCTACTGCCGAGCGCCTCAAGCTCATTTACAACCGCTTCTCGGCGCTCCTCCTCCTGAGAAGCCAAAGCGGCGCGAATTTCACGAACGGATAGTTTATCGGTCACATCATAGCTCCAGACTCAATCACGGCGCTATGACGCAATAAACCAGCAGCTACGCGAGGATCATCGCACTCCTCGGCAGCTTCACGCACTAAGCGTACTTTCTCTTCACGCCAAGCGAGGTGAGCTTCGTGCGGTGAGTTAAAGCAACCTAAATAACGTTTCTTTCCATTTTCTCTAATCCGAGATTGAAATCTAGATTTCCTCTTATCCCAAAACACACCAATCGGCCAATCTCCACGTTTTGAAGCATGATCATTTAAAAGACTATTAACTTCCTGTGTAACAAACGCACAGGTTTGAGGTGAATACACTTTGTTTCCCGGCACGAGAATGTCTTTATCTAACTGCTTACCTTCCCAATCCTGCTCCATCATCCAAGCGCGAAACGCCATAAAGGAACGCCATTCCTCACATACGGTTACACCGATGTAGGTTGGTTGTCTTGCGTGAAATTTAGGGCTGTAAGCGCGATGTAACATTCTAAACCAAGTATTATAAAAAGGACATTCAAGTCGTTTTCCGTCAGGTCCGACAGGTTTAACCATATAATCAGCATCGTTTACGCCAAAACCTTCAACCAATCTCTTAGGCATCACTTATTCTCCTCCGACCCAAGTGTGTTATGTGGCGCGATATCAGCCTTCAAACGCTCAAGGTACAGGATACCATCCATCAATTCTTCCTGCGCGTGATTGATCCAATCAAGCGTAGGTGCGGGGTTATCGGCCATCGTACAACCATAATACTTTATTCCCTCGCGGGAACGTGCATGAAAGCGATCCGTTACCGCCTGCACAATAGGGTCAGCCTCATACGGCTTCATCAGGTGTGTCCTCCTCCATAAATACTTCCCCATGCCCGTTACAAAGATAACAAATGGCTAAAACATTCGTCGGCTCTTTCGCACATTCGGGAGAGTCATAATAGCGAAGATATTTCAGTCCGCAACATTCGGGGCAAGGCTGTAAGCTAAACAATGAAACGTCCTCCGGGAAAAAGTGCGAAAATTTTGTGTGACACCCCCCTACCGATACAGACCGGGGGCGGGGGGAAGGGGTCCTTTTTTTGCCAGATCAACACCTTATACGATAATGCGCACGGGCATACCTACGTTAGTTCATTGCGCGGCCAACGTCGGCCAATGCAGGAACCCCTGCTCTTTTTAATAGGCAAACCCGGCAATGATCCTCAGTAGCCTTGATAATGGTAGGAACATCAACGCCTAATGCTGCTAGCTGGCGGGCAGCGCCTAGCTCATTCTCGGCCCTTCTAGGCTGTCCTAGCACCCTTTCGACGGTCGCCGCGTAGGCGGAAGCTAGTGAGTGAGCGTTTGCAATCAAGGCGCTGTCTTCCCCCACTCCCCCTATTTCGTTCTGTTGATCTATTGGTAGCTCTGACACGGGCGCAAGCATCATACTCGATTTGACTTCTTCCCACGTCGGCAATGGTGCATCGGATTGATAAAGTACTTGATAGCGATTTATCTTTCCGAACTTCGCATATTCTAATTGATAGTCCTGTGGCCTCAATCGTCTAACGTATTCCTTGCGGACTAGCTTTGCGATGGTGCGAGATATGACGGCCTTATCTGACCCAACAATCAATCCAAGTGTTTCAATCCCCGGCCAACATACTCCATGCGAGTTAGTGTAAACGCACATTGCGGCCAACGTCCTAAACTCTACTTGCGTCAAGTTCCTATCCATTAACGCCCTTACGGGTATGATCGACCATTGCCGCTTTATGTCTAACTCAGAAGGGGACATCATCGTTCAAGTTCCCGCCTTTAGTTTCCATACCCTTAAATATCGCGTCGGGCATTTTCGCCTTTACCAACGACATCAGTTTGGCCGCATCGTAAGCATCTATAACCCTTGCCACTTCCTCGACGCTCCATACTACCGCGTCCGGGCGTTCCTTGGCTACCTTCACTGCTTCATAGTCTGAGCGCGTAATACATAGAACGCCGCCCGAAGGTATCGCCGCCTCAAATGCTTCCCCGGTTAGCTCTTTAGCCCCCGCTTCAATCGCTGCACGTTCTAGCGCGGCGTATGCTCGACACGATACAGGAACTAACTTCTCTACTTCCTCGGCGTTGCATTCTCGTATTGCTTTATTCAGCCGATCACATTGCAGTTCGAATCGCTCGCGTAATTCCTGCCCCACTAAATCGGGCAATCGATCAATCCCCCATCGGCTTTCATATCCGCTAACTACTTTGTCATGTTCGAGTAGCGCCGACCGTACCCTTTCGGCGTCGCGCTCCCCCGGACCAAAGTCACGACGCACAGATGAACGGTCTGCTTTCACGACTCGTTTTCTGGTTCTAGTTTTCATCATTTCCCCTTCATCAATAGATCATCGTAAAATCGGATCAATAGTATTGTATCCCTATATAGGGATACAACACTACCGATCTGATCGGGCCTAACATTACTACCCCCGATATACCCCCGATCTGCTGTTGATCCCCTTATTATTCAATGACTTAGCCAGTTGATCCACTAACTACTGCGTCGGATCACTAAACTTTTTTTACCGTTTGCCCTTGCGCAAGATCAACAGCGTATTATATATAACAGTTATAGCACATTTATATAGGGATGAAATAGCAATGAGTGACCTTTTTAACTTCTCAACTCGCCGTGTCGGCGGCCTTCGATTCGTCAAAATTGGCCGCCTTTGTTTTTCGTTTTGCATAACCCGCAACTATACCGCACTATAAGGAGCAACTCGCATGACTGAAAAATTCGACATATACCAGCACGTCACAGACCGTCTTATTGAGCTAATGGAGACTGAGGGCACTAACTGGTCTAAACCTTGGCGCGCTGTTGCTGGCAATCAACCACATAATGCAGCATCGGGTCGCACATATTCGGGCGTCAATCCTGCCCTTCTTTCCCATCGCGCTTGTCCAGCATGGGCCAGCTTTAAGCAATGGCAAGAGAAGGGCTATTCAGTTCAAAAGGGCGAAAAGGGCTCTATAGTCGTTTTCTGGAAGCGCTTTGTCGCCGAGGATAAAGAGACAGGAGACAAAAAGATTATTCCCCTTCTTAAATATTACCGCGTCTTTAATGGCGAGCAAGTGCGCGACGCGGACGGCAAGCCCTATTATTTCGAGGCCCCTATTATCACAGACACTTTTGATCGCGTCGCTAATGCTGACCGCGTAATTGCCGAAACGGGCGCGGTAATCAATACAGTCACTGGCGATCGCGCGTTTTATAATTCCGGTAGCGATCAGATCACTATGCCAGCAGCGGGCCAATTTGAAAACGTGGCCGGGTATTATGGCACTCTATTACATGAATTGGGCCATTGGACGGGCCACAAGTCACGCCTAGATCGTCAATTCGGAAAACGCTTTGGCTCCAAAGCCTACGCATTCGAGGAGCTAGTCGCCGAGTTTACGTCCGCATTTCTTGGCGCAAGATTAGAGATTGATAGCGAACCACGCGCCGATCACGCTCAATATTTGAACAGTTGGGTATCAGTCTTGCGTGACGATAAGAAGGCCATCTTTACCGCTATCAGCGCCGCCAAGAAGGCGTCTGAGTTTATTTTTCCTGAGACTAAAGAAGAAGAAGAGGAGTTAGCAGCATGATTAACGATGATATCTTAAACCAATATGCCATTGATTGCGCCGAGGAGATTGCGCTAGCCATTAAGCATAATCTTGCTGATGAAGAGCGTGAAATCCACGAATATGCCAACGGTAGCGAATGGGTTATTTACCCGGCAAAGTCTCGCGCCCTTTGTGATAACTGCAATACCACACAAGGCGAAATATTCTTTTCTGATTGCCACGGGCCTATGAATGGTGGATTTACTGATAATGAAGTAGCGGCCACCATTGCTTATGGCGAGCTACGTTATCGGATTAAATGGGCATTAGAGCATCTGTCAGATAAAAGAGATGAAGAGCGCGAGGCCATTTTTAATCATTGGGAAAACGAAAGCATAAGAGGCCGCGCCCACATATGCTTTGAGGCAGGCGAAAGCATTTTCGCAGCGCGCCGAAATTACCCATCCAAGGAAATCTTTAATTACTTATCAATGTTGGAGTTAGAATAATGAAACGCAACCCATTAATTATCGTCGCCGAATTTCTAACGATTGCGGCGTTCTTTGCAGGATGCTTTGCCATCATCGCGCTAGCGCCCGAATTAAACCAAACAATAATAGAGTTAAAAGGGGGCAATTAGCCCCCTTCTTTTTGTGCCTCTTTGCCTTCGGGCGTAGGCCACACAAAGCCCTTATCTGTAACCACGAGGCCGCGCTTCTGTAGTGCATTACGCGCTGCACTGCGCGCCTGAGCCGTTTCATCGGGCGCGTCGCGCTTATGTGCGTCGTGCCATACTGTAGAAAGTATTTTCTCGGCGTTATAATCAATGCAAGCATTCATTAAAATTCGCAGCGCGTGGTATTGCGAAGGCGTAAGCCTAACTTTGGCCTTGCCTTCCACCTCGACACGCTCAAGCACGATTGACGTTTCACCTATAAGCGCGCGTTGCACCATACGGAAACGCAAGGGCTCGATTGCTTCCGCGTCTTTCATCTTTTCCACCTCGCACGTTAGCAAGCCGTACTCTTGGCTTAACTTGAGTACGCTATCCGCGCCGCCTAATAGCGCGCTACTGCCACGCATACCGCGCGCCGCGTCTTTTCCCGCGTGGTGTATGCCTAGCAGAGCGCCGCCCGTATGTGCCTTTATGGAATCACACGCGGCCACGAATAGCCCCATAGAATCGGCGCTGTTTTCCTCGTGGCCTAGCAAGGCACGCGCTACCGTATCCACTACCACGAGCGAAAAGTTTTCGCCTATCGCATCGATGGTGCGTAGAAGGCGCTCTATATCGCCGTCATTAGCGAAGGCGACGCTCGCGGGTAGGATATATAGGGGAGCATCGTCACGCCACCCACGGGCGTATCTGAGCGCCTTGACGCGCTTACCTAATCCCGCTGCACCTTCCCCTACTATCATCAATACGCGGCCTTGCGTCGTTTCTAACCCGTGGAATGGAACGCCGCGCGCAATACTGAGCGCCATATCCAACGCGAAAAACGTCTTTCCCACCCCCGGTGGCGCGTACAAAATGCCTAACCCTTGCCGGGTTAATAGGTTTTCTACTGCCCACTCGACGGGCGGCAATGCCATTAAATCGTTGAGGCTCAAAATAGGGAATAAATCGGGAAAATCCGATTTTTGGCCTTGAAGCCCCTCACCCGCCAGAGGCGTTTCATCATTTTTTTCTAGCGAAAAGTCTGACGGGTCAGGATTTTTGTCCTCAATTTCCTGTGAAATTATTTCCGGCGCTGTCTCGATTTTCGGCGCGACCTTGACTGCCTGTTTGAACGCGCTCAAATCCCTACCCATAGCGAACCAATCAACGACATCGCCTTTGGGCGGTAGCCCTTGTAGTTCCACCCGTTTTATCTCAGCGGCTATACCCCATAGCTTTTGGATCACCACATCCGCGTGACGTTTACCCGGCTCATCGTTATCGGGCAGCACGATCACGCGCCTACCTTCAAAGAATTTGTTTAGCGGATCGCGCCACTTGCCTGCGCCACCATGTGAGCTGGTGGCGACTAGGCCGTGTCGCGCTAATGTATCAGCACACTTCTCGCCTTCGACGATAAAGATTGGCGCTTCTGGATTCTTAATAATGTCGGGCAATCTGTACGGTAGCGGTTCAACGCCGTCCATATTATAGACCCAACTCTCGCCTGCTGGTTGGCGTTGGATGAAGCGTCGTGGCTCAAATCGTAGAACTTGATATCGTAGCTCACCGTTGTCGTCGTAGTAGTTGTACGCCTTGCTGAGATACTCGCGCGGGCGTAGCTTCTCAACTTGTTGCGACGAGATACCGAACTTGCGTTGCAAGATGGAACCAATCCCACCAAGCGTTGCACCTTCCTCGCGTTTGACAAGATCGACGACCCCTCCACCTTCTCCGCCGTTCGTTTCAAAATCGTACCACGTGCCTTTCTTTACATCGACCGACTTGCTGCCGTGTGTACCCCACCTAAGCTCGTGGCCTCGTTTCGCTGTTGGCTCACCCCAGTAGTGGGTAGCCACCTGTTGCATGTACGCTCCAATATTTTCAGTCATGCTAAATCCCGTGTGCTAACGAAAAAATGGGCGGGCAGCTTATTGCCACCCGCCCGCGTTTGTCAAAATAAATCGTCTTCCTCTGCTGCTTCTTGCACTAAAGGTTTAGGTGCTGGCGCTGGTGGCGATCCACCATCCAAACCTTCGGGACGATCAACCCATGATGCAATCTTCCAAGATGGAACGCGATAGGTAGACTTCGATCCATCAGGAGTAGTGATGGATATCTTCTCAATCGACGTAATCGCAATCACTGGAACCTTACCTTCGTTAGCTCCACGCTCTGCCTCAAACTGGCTATGCAGTTCATCCATCTTACGCAAGACAGTCTTGGCTGAGTGCGAGAACTCACGCAACCCAAGGTCTTTATTATAGATGCGTAACCGGAAGGCGTTCTTGTGGTCAGGGCTAGGACGGGCTGGCATCTCGCCACCAATCTTAACCATATGGAAGTCAGGCGCACCTCCAGCGAAGGACAACCAACCGACCTCAATGTTATCGAAGTCAGCGACGAACTTAACAGGAATCTCCATGTCGTTTTCGTCTCGTGTCCACGCACCACCTGCGTCTTGGTAACGATCTACTCTGACCATCGCGCCGGACTTAGCGTCCCACTTAACGATAGGCAGGATATCACCTGACGCTTTAGCTTCCGTAGCAAAACCTAATGCCATTCTTTTCTTTCCTTACGTTGAATTACGCTCACACCATTGTGAACGCTTCGATTTGGAAGTGAGCGACAGGTTCGACATCATCTGAGTCTCCTCTGTCGTATCGACCTCCGATCCGTACCTCAAACGGTGATGCGAAATCGCACCAAAATAATCCGTCAAGATACTGCACTAGCAGAATAGAACGAGTGCCGCTCACGTCTGCTAATTGCCTCGCAGCCAGTACCTTACCCAGTGATATCATCAGCGTTGGGTAATGATCGTGGCTATTGTTCCGTGCCTTTATCTCTGCCCATCCTTTGAGCTTGCCGTCTTTGAACATGGCAAAATCTAGGCGATAAGAAACGGGCAGCTTGTGTAGCTGTATTCCTTTCCTCTCCAGTTGTGCTTGGACCTTACGCTCGACAGTTAAGTCGGCTGGTCTTTCGTATCTTGGACGCACATTAACTCTCTTGCTACATAGCAGAACGTATCAAAGTCTAGCTCTGCTGTTTTAATCCATCCAATGCCCACGTCTTTACCAACCGACATTGCTAATGCTTGAAGCGAGACGACGCAACGAATAGGTGCGCGGTCATACTTATATATAAGCGCTGGCTCTAGATTAGAGCGTGATGCAGCCAAGCAAGTCTGACCCCACCACTCTGGTTTATAAGTATTGCCACTGGCGTACCTCTTGCATTCAATAGCGAACGGCCAGTCATCGCAATCAATAGGGCGCAGATCGCAGAGTTGCGATTGCCTGTATTGCTCGATGTCTCTTTGAAATTTTATTCCAATTTCATCGAACAGCATACCAGCAATCTGGCGTTCAAACGCTGCACCTTTTTGTCTACCGTTAATCAACGTCTTGCTGCACTAATCATTCGGTCAACGCTGGTGCGGCTCTCTTCTTCTTGAAGCACTCGCGCTAATGCAGTGTAAATTATTTCGTCTGCTAATGCTGACATGCTGCGGTGCGCGCTCTTCTCTACAGCCTCGCGCAGCATATGATGCGTCTCGACACGAAGCCTGAGCATACAAGGTTTATATTCACTCATATTTTTTTACCGTTTGCTATTGCGGGATATGCTTTCAATGTTATATAACACTGATAGCACATAAACACAACGGGGGTAAACAATGTTTAGGCATGACAAGTATGTACTCTATCTGCGCGTATCTACTGATAAGCAAGGCCGTAGTCAACTTGGCCTTGAGGCCCAGCAGACAATGGCCTGTCTGTATATGGATAAGGTGATAGCCACATATACGGAAGTGGAAAGCGGTAAGGATAACGACCGCCCAGAGTTAGCTAAAGCGTTAGCACACTGCCAACGTGAGGATGCTGCTATCCTTATAGCCAAGCTAGACCGACTGTCTCGCTCTGCTTCATTCTTATTCACGCTGCGTGACAGTGGTGTGGAGATTGAGGCTGCTGATATGCCGGGTATGGGTACATTAGAGTTTGGTATTCGTGCCGTGTTCGCGCAGCATGAACGCGAAGAGATTAGCCGACGCACCAAGGCAGCACTCGCTGAAAAGAAAGCGCGTGGTGTTAAGCTCGGATCACCTACACCCCATCGTGGCGGAGCTAAGACTGCTGCCACGATCAAGAATA